ATCGCATCGGCAAGCTGGAAGGTTTGGACGAAGCGCTGGCGCTCATTGACGAAATGGAAAAGAACGAGAGGAATTGATGGTCGTTTCACTGTTGGGCAAGATTGCCGAAGAAGCAAAGATCGTCGGCCCCAAGGCAGCGCTTATGAATAAGCTCGGAGACCTTTCCGGTCTTGATCTCTTCCACAATGAAGTGATGGTCGCGACCTATTCTCCGCCGAACAAAGTGTTCAAGGGGCCGAATGGCGAAGATATTGAGTTTCATCAGACGGACAAAAGCCGCGACGAAGACCGCTTCCAGGGCAAGGTCGGTCTTGTCGTCAAACTCGGTCCTCTCGCCTTCAAGGATGACGGTCCCTACAAGTTCGGCGGCGTAAATGTAGCGGTGGGCGATTGGGTCTTTTACCGAGCCTCCGATGGGTGGGAGTATTTCAAGACCGACAAGACCGGCGGCGTTCCATGCCGCGTATTCGAAGATACCCAGATCAAGGGCCGGGTTTCCGATCCGGCAATGCTGTGGTGATTGTCGATGGCGCCTGAATTCACAACATTCGAGGGCATTAAAAGGTGGCTTGAATCCATTCCTGGCCAGATCGATGGGCCTGCAGGCCCGCTGACGGAAGTCGGCAAGGTCTACCAGGAGTTCATGTCGGCGGGTATCTGCCGCCCGCCTGATGTCGACATGGTCGAGAGGTTCGTTGCGGAGCGTTTCAGGAGGCAATTGGAAGAATACTTCCATGATCGCTCCGGTACGATTGTCTGGCGCATAAAGTTTGAATCGGAAATCTGGGATTTTCCGCAGATCGTCAAATATCATGACGACGGTCCGGACTTGGATGTCGTAACCGATCTGCGTTGTACGATCGACCAAAATTGGAAAGTTGTGCGCGCCTATTGCCGCTTGTATCGGGCGGTGACGCCGGACGAGCCGGTGTTGCGCAGGGAATTTAATGAGCAACACTGCGCTGGATCTCTGCCTAAGAAGGTTTAACGCTCCATGGCTGACGAAAACGAGATCATTGTAAACGTCGAGGGCGAAGAGGGCGGCTCCGATGACGTCATTATCGCTGATAATGACGCTGTCGCCGAACTCAAGCGCCAGCATGAAGCGCTAAAGGCCGACGTCGAGAAGCGCGATGCCGATCTGGCTGTCGAGCGCGCAGCGAGGTTCGCCGCGGACCAGCGCGCCGCCGACGCCCGCGCCCGCGAAGCTGCGCTCCACACCCGCGTGACGGAAAGCCAGGGCGATGCGATTGCGTCGGGCATCGACGCCGCGCAGGCGGAAGCATCCCAGGCCGAAGCCGATTATGCTGCTTTGATGGAGCGCGGCGACTTCGCCGGTGCGGCCAAGGCACAGCGCCGCATGGCGGCGGCAGAAGCAAGGATTCTGCGTTTCGACGAGGCGAAGTCCGACCTGGAAGCGCGCAAGAGCGCCCCGCGGACAGACGACACGCCGTCGCGCGCCGATCCTGTCGAGGCGCATCTGGCCAAGTTCACGGAACCGACTGCCCGCTGGCTACGCGATCACAAGGAATGGCTGACCGATCCGCGCAAGAACGCCAAGCTGACCGGCGCCCACCACTTCGCCGTGGCGGAAGGCTATGATCCCGACACGCCGGGCTATTTCGAGCATGTGGAAAAGACACTGGGTCTGCGCGACGAGCCGCAGCCCGCCAGAAACGGGAACGTCAATGGACAGGCAAAGACACCAGCGCGAAGGAGCGCGCCTCCCGTGGCCCCGGTGAACGGCTCCGCCGGCGCGCATTCGTCGGGATCCGGCGACAATCGCGGCAATCAGGTCTACCTGACGAAGAACGAGGCGGCGTCAGCCACGGACGGTACTCTTCAGTGGAATTACGATGATCCGTCCGGCAAGGGCCGCTTCAAGAAAGGCGACCCAATTGGAATCCAGGAGATGGCCCGCCGCAAGCTCGAAATGCAGAAGCGCGGGCTTTACGACAAGAACGCGATAGAGGCATGACATGGGCGATGCAAAGCCTTACGCGAGCAAGGAAGAGGAAGAAGAGGCCCGCCTCGGCGGTGCGCGGCGCAATCTGGAGCAATGGGCAGAACGAAATGGCGGCTTCAGCGGCTCTGTCAGGATGCAGGCGCAGACCGTCGGCTCTGACGGCCGCAGCGTCGTTTCGCGTGTCCACGAAGTGCCAATCGGCGAACAGCCGAAGCCGGCGGGCATGACGCGGTTGCCGCGCGGTACCAGCTTTGAACAGGTATCCGAGATCTTCAAGGAGCGTGATCGGGTGAAGGCGGCTGCCGCAGAAAATGAGGCTGTCGCCGATCCTGCCGCGCTCACAGTCGCGGCCATCGATAACGTCAAGCGTGGACATGTCACGCCCATTCGCGTCCTCAAGTATTCCTGGCTTCGCTGGTTTTACAACGCCATCACGAGAGAAGTATCATGACCGAACTCCCCATGGATCCCGAACCCGAACTGACCGCCGCCCCGCCGCCCCAGCGCCAGCCGCGCCGCGGCCCCCGTTCCCAGGCCACCCGCGAGCCGATGCGCGATCCTTCCCGCGACGGCGTGTGGTATGGCCGCAACGGAGAAATCCTCAGCCGTCAGGAAGTCGGGATCAGCGATCCGTTCGACGTCCCGATGGAATGCAGGGAGTCGGGCTGGGAATACCAGTGGAACGCCGTCACGGTAAACGGCAGCCCGGACGTCGTCTTCAACCAGAATTCGCTGATGTACCAGAACGGCTGGCGTCCCGTTCCGGCCGACCGTCCCGGCTTCGCGGGCCGCTATGCGCCCCACGGCGCGACGGGAGCCATCATCTATCAGGGGCTGCGTCTCGACGAGCGGCCGAAGGCGATGTGCGACGAGGCGCGGGCCGATGACTACCGCAGGGCCACAGGCCAGATGCGGGACCGCGACGAGGCGCTGATGGGCCACAAGGCCAATCTTCGGGGAGCTGTGGAAAGCACGGGCGTTCCGCTGTCGCCCGGCCATAAGAAGCGCGGCGCGAGACACGCTGTCAGCATGTCCATTGATCCGGCGCTTGATGCTCCGGTCCCGCAGTACGAGTACGAATGACATGAAGCTGGCGATCACTTTGGCGACGAGAGGCCGTCCGGCGCAACTCGTCGAGACCATCAAGCGATCGGTCCAGTTCTGGACCGATCCGAACACCTGCCTCTACGTAATTGTCGATGACGACGATCCGCAGACGATCGAAGCGGTCCAGAAGAACCAGATCCAGATCCCGGGCGGCAATCGCACGACGCCGCCGCTCTTTCTCGTTCCCCGACCGCGGCCCGACACCATCGCGGAAAAATGGAACGCCGTCACGGAGCTGTGCCCCGACGCCGATGTCTATCTCGTGGCAGCCGACGATGATCCCTACATCACGCCCGGCTATGACACGAAGATCCTTGATGCCGCCTCCCGCTTTCCCGATGGCATCGGCGTCGTCTACGGACATCTGGCCAATGCCTCGTTCCCCGGCGTCATGGCGCCGACGCGCGGCTTTGTCGACAAGCTCGGCTATCTGTTCCCGCCCTTCTTCCCTTACTGGTTCGTTGACCATTGGGTTGACGACGTCGCGAGACTCATTGATCGGGTTTCCTTCGCCGACGTGCGGACAGACCAGAGCAAAGCCGGCGTGACGCAGGAAATGCGGGAGCCGGCCTGGTGGGCGACATGGTTCGATGCGGCCTACCTGATGCGGCGGCGGCAGGCCTATCAGATCATTGCCGGAGACGATTTCCAGGAGCGCGAAAGCCGCAAGCAGATGCTTTACGCGCACTGTCCGCTGATCGAATATCGATCGCGCTGGATCAACGAGAACGTCCGGGCGTCATCGCGTCAGATGGAAGCCATCTCGGCGCTGTCCCATGCCGATCCGCGCTATCAGCGCATCCGGCAGAAGGCGGTTGAAATGGTTCCGTCTCTGCTACAAGGAATGGATCAGCAGGAAGCGGCTAGATTTGCCTATGCGCTGACGCCGCCGGAGACTGTTCCGTCAATCGCGAGGGTTTACGGGTGAGCACCGCTCCACTGTCAAATATCTTCACTTATTCGCAAGTCGAGCGCGAATTGCGTCAGCTCCAGATGGAGCGCATCCGGGAAGCCTTCGCCAAGGCCGACAAACTGCGCATCCTCTTCGTCGGCGAGACCATCATCGACGAATATCGCTACGTGTCAGCTCTCGGCCGGTCGTCCAAGGAATTCATCCTGGCGACAGTTGAAACGGGAGACGAAGAGTTCGAGGGCGGCGTTGTTGCGGCGTCCAAGCATGGCGATTGGCCGCGTGTCGAATGCCTTTCGCCTCCGATTTCGATCCGCAAGACGCGGTTCGTCGATTCCGATTTCAACCGCAAGCTCTTCGAAGTCTATGATCAGCGGCAGATCGATCTGCATCCGATCCTTCGAAGCAATTACGAGATGGAGCTTGAGCGCGAACTTGCCCGTGCTGACGTCGTGATCGTGACAGATTTCGGCCACGGCCTGTTCGGGCCGACGCCGCGATCATTGGTCGAGAAGTGCGGCGCGTTTCTCGCTGTGAACGCCCAGACCAACGCCGGCAATATGGGGTTCAATCCGATCACGAATTGGTCGCGGGCGGATTTCATCTGCATCGACGACCCGGAAGCGCGTCTGGCGGCCGGGATGCGGGACGAGCCGATTCAGAAAGTCGTGTACGGGCTGAAAGAAAAGATGAACTGCGAGCGGTTTCTAATTACGCACGGAAAAAACGGTTCATTTTATTGGGACGAGCAAGGATACGGCCCTTCGTCCGCTCTTACGTCCTCCGGCATCGATACGATCGGCGCCGGTGACGCCGTGATGGCCGTAACTGCCCCGCTCGCCGCCGTCGGCCTCGACATGGAATCCGTGGCGCTCGTCGGCAATGTCGTCGGCGCGCTCAAGATCGGCATCGTGGGCCATCGCCGTCATGTTGGACGTGATAAGATCATGGGGAAGCTGGAAGAGGTGCTGAAGTGATCGATCCCCTTCACGTCATCGTCCATTTCGGCTCCGAAATCCCTCCGTCTGCTCAAGGCCCGGCTCTTCTCTCTCTTGAGAAGGAACTGAGGAAGCTTTGCCCTGGCAAGTGGATCGAGGTGTTCAAGGAGGCGAAGGGCGATGATTCAAAGCTGCGCAGCCAGATGACTGTTGAGCAAAGGGCCAAACTGTGACCGCTTCCCTCCCCGAACTCACAGACCATATCATCTCTGCCTCGTCCGGCGCTTCCGTCCATGATCTGCAATTGGATGGCACGAAGATCGGATGGTATCGTGACCGTGTCCTGGCATGGCAGCGCGGAGAGAAGATCGCGCCCATCACGATGGATGTAGCGTGGACCCGCAAGTGCAATGCGGCGTGCAATTTCTGCTATGCGCAACTCCAATCTTCCGACGGTTACGAGATCACCAAACAGAACGCGCTCGACTTCCTCGACGACGCCGCCGCCATCGGCGTTAAGGGCGTCTCGCTGATTTCAGACGGCGAATCGACCGTCGTTCCGTGGTTCGATGAAACGATCGAATACGGCGGAAAGCTCGGCCTCCAGATCGGCATGTCGAGCAATGGCGTCCGGCTGACGAAACCGGTGTTGGAGCGCATCCTGCCGCATCTGACCTACCTGCGTTTCAACTTCTCAGGCGGCGATCAGAAGCGGTGGGCCGAAATCATGGGGCTCCAGCAGCGTGATTTCCCTCGCGTCGTTCAGAACATCAAGGACGCGATGGAGATCAAGCGGCGCGATGGCCTCGCCGTAAACATCAATATGCAAATGGTCCTGATGCCCCAGGACGCCGACCAGATCGTGCCGCTGGCGAAGCTCGCGAAAGAAATCCGGCCTGATTATCTGATCTACAAGCATACGGCAGACAACAAGGACGGCCAGCTTGGCGTCGATTACCGGGAATATAGCAATCTCCATCCGCTGTTCCACGAAGTCGAGGCGATGGGCGATGAAGACTTTCGCATCTGCGTTAAATGGAACAGGCTCGCCGATGACGGAAAGCGTGACTACCAGCGCTGCTACGGGCCTCCCTTCATTCTCCAGATGTCGGGCAACGGGCTTATTGCTCCCTGCGGGTTTCTCTTCAATGAGAAATACCGCAAGTTTCACATCGGGAATATCTGTACGGAGCGTTTCCGCGACATTTTCGCGTCTGATCGGTATTGGGAAGTTCTGAACTACCTTGCCTCCGATCAGTTCGACGCTCAGCGGCATTGCGGGCCGAATTGCTTGCAGACCAATACCAACTCATGGCTCGACAAATACGTATGTGGAGAGGTTTCGTTTCCAACGACGCCCGCGCCGCCGCATCTGGCGTTCCTATGAACTTCGACGGTCTGATTGCTTTCGAGAAAGAGATCGCCGCCGAATTCGAGGCCGGCAACATCCGCGCGCCGGTCCATCTTGCCGGCGGCAACGAGCAGCAACTCATCGACATATTCCGAGACATTCGTCCGCAGGATTGGGTGCTTTGCGCCTGGAGATCGCACTATCACTGTCTGCTGAAAGGTGTGCCGACAGAGAAAGTGAAGGCGGCCATCATGGATGGCCGCTCCATCGCACTGTGCTTCCCGGAACATCGGGTACTGTCGTCGGCGATCGTCGGGGGTATTGCGCCTATTGCGACAGGACTGGGGTGGTCGATCAAGAGGCGGGACGGAGATGAACGAGTCTATTGCTTCATGGGGGATATGACCGCGGAGACCGGTATTTGCCATGAGGCGATGAAATATGCCGGCGGCCACGCTCTGCCGATTACATGGGTGATCGAAAACAATGGAAAATCTGTGTGTACGGATACGGACGAAGTGTGGGGCCACTTTTTGAAGCCCCCAAGGGAGCGGTCGTATTGCTACGAGCTCACATGGCCGCACGTCGGCATCGGGAAATGGGTGCAGTTCTGAGAGATGTCCTACTTCTCCGCGCTCTCCGATGCCATGATGATGCTGGCGGCCGAACCCAACGCCATCTTCATGGGCCAGGGCATGTTCGCCGGCACCACGATGAGCGATACGCTCAAAGATGTTCCTGCCGGCATGAAACTTGAAATGCCGGTCGCCGAAGACCTGCAAATGGGCATGGCGATCGGAATGGCTCTCGACGGCCTGCTACCGATCTGCATCTTCCCGCGCTGGAATTTCCTGCTCTGCGCCGCCAACCAGCTTGTGAATCACTTCGACCGTCTTCCGCTCTATTCAGACGGCGGCTATCGACCGAAAGTCATCATCAGGACGGCAGTCCCGAGCATTCACCCGTTCAATCCTGGCCCGCAGCATGATGACGATTTCACGGCGCCATTCCAGATGATGCTGCGGACTGTCGAGGTCTACAAACTCCTCTCTGAGGAAGAAGTTGCGTCCTCCTATGCGGCCGCTTTGCGATCAGACAAAAGTTCGCTGATTGTCGAGATGACCGAGCATTATAAAGACGAACGATCGAATACCCGGCCCGCCGGGTCAAAAGCGGGAGCAAAGACGAACGTGGAAAATAATGCCTCTCACGAACGCTGATCGTCATTACTGGTCGCCCGTTCCCGAAGTCGTCGATTGGCTGGCGGCGAAGTATCAAGGCAAGCGTGTCCTGGAGATTGGGCCGGGACATACGCCCTTTCCGGCCGCCACTCATTTCGTGGACTGGCAAGAAATCCCGGGTGTGCCGCTGGAGCGGACATTCAGGCTCGACGTAGGACGTGAACCGCTGCCGACACTTGGTCCGTGGGATCCGGAAGTCATCGCAAAGTGGGACTTCGTTTATGCCCGCCACGTTCTGGAGGACATGGCGAACCCCTTCCACCTGATCTCCGAAATGTCCCGCGTCGCCAAGGCGGGCTACATCGAGACGCCCTCCCCGATCTGTGAATTGGCCCGTGGCGTCGATGGCAGCTCGCCGGTCTGGCGCGGCTACAACCACCACAGATGGCTCGTCTGGGATAACGGAGACGCGCTGACCTTCGTCGCCAAGTTCCCGCTCGTCGAATACACGGCGTCTGCCGACGAAGGCCTGTGCGATCAGATGCTCCGCGGCGGTCCGCGCTATTGGAACACCTACTTTCTGTGGGAGGACGACATCAAGGTCTCTCATCTGCAAAGCCCGCACGATTTCGTCATGCCACAGGACTACGGAGCGACGCTCCTGTTGGCCAAAGGTCAATCCAAAGCGTCAACGGATAAATTCTTCGGAAACCTCAATGTCGCATAACGTCTTCATCCACGTTCCCGCCTTCGGCCAGATCGTCACCACAACGACCTTCCTGACCACGCATGCCGTCCGCGACGCCTTGAACATGAAGGGCATCGGCTCCGGGATCTCCTCGATCTCCTTCCCGGACATCGCCGAGCTGCGCAGCATGATCCTGACGATCTGGTACGACACGCTGCTGCATTCGGACTACCTCCTGTTCATTGACGCCGACATGGGTTTCGATCCCAATCTCGTCATGGACATGATCCTGTTCAACGAACCGGTGGTGGGCACGCTCTACCGGCATCGGAGAGAGCCGACGACCTGGGTGGGATCGGGCCTCGGGACGCCCCAAACGGCCCGCCGGGGCGGCTTCATGGAAGTGGAGGGGACAGGTGGCGGCGTCTTCCTGATCCGCCGGGACACGATCCGGATCATGCTCGAGCAGATGCCGCAACTGGTCGACAATCGGATCAGCCTGCATCCGGCCTTCGAGACCATCAAGAATGCCGGGGCCAACCGCCTGATCCGGGCTTTCGAGAAGCTCGACATTCCCGACCGCGGCCTGATCTCGGAAGACCTCGCCTTCTGCGTCCGCTGGCGCCAGTGTGGCGGCCAGGTCTGGGCCAACATCAACCATCGCATCTCCCACGTCGGGCCGTATGACTATGCTGGGCGCTATCTCGATGCGGTGGAGCAGCAGATGGCCATCGACATGCAGGCAGCGCAGCAGAAGTTGCTGGAGCAGCCGAAGCCGGTCGTTTATAGCCTGCCTATGCCGGATGCTGGGCAGGTCGCTCCAGTCCTGGTCGATCAGGCGGCGGAATGAAGCGTAAGGGGCCGCCAAATCTCCCTGAGATTGGGGATCTCTGTCGAATGCGCGGCGGTCAAACAGAGGGCGTCTGTGCGGCGGTTGCCTCCGGTAGCCTGTGGACGCGCGTATGGTGGCAAGGAGAATTGCCGAGTCGAGAAAGGCCGATGCTTTGCCATCTCTATGAGTTGGAAAAGCGCGAGTGGCTGTTTTGAAGACTTGACGAACGACCTAGAATCAGAGTAGCGCTACAGAATTACGTTCCCCTTCGCAGGCTGTGAAGGGTCGAGCTAAGGCGATCCGCTGGCAGGCTGCCGCGTTGCATCGCCACCCATGAACCGCTGCAGGCTGTGGCGGTATCCAGCATATCAGACGCCGCAGGCCGTAGCGTTGGATAAGCCCCGTTCGGAGCTTGCCTTCGCCATGGCGAACGTAGCACAGGCCTTCGGGTTTCAGCATATCGGCTATTTGCCGGGGTATGCGCCCGACATGGCGCCGTCGCGGCGCAGCATTCAATCGACTTACGCGACATCGATCTTCTTCGGCGATCCGGTCATCAAAAGCGCGTCCTCGCCGTACATCCAGGCAGTCATAGCCAGCGCCGTTGCGGGTACGGCCTTTGCGGGCATCTTCCAGGGGTGCGTCTACATCCCGACAGGGCAGGCGACGCCGGTCTACGCGCCATTCTATCCCGGCGGCACGAAGGCGGCAGACGCTACGGCGTTGATCATCGATTCGCCGGGTGCGCTATTCAGGGTCGCCTCGGGAACGACGGCGACATCGATTTCGCCCAGTGCGGTTGGAGCCAATATCAATTGGTCTACCGGCGCGGGGGGCACTGCCACCGGCGGCGGATTCTCGACCTTCACGGTCGATCAAGCAACGATCACAGTGGCATCTACAGCACCTCTCACCATCGTCGACATGTGGTCCAACCGGGCCATCGGAAACGGAGCAGACAACAGCACTGCTTTCAACTGGGTTGTCGTCGCCTTCAACCAACAGGCATTACGCGCTGGCGTAATTGGCCTCGTGTAAGGAGGGATGACAGATGCCCGTATCACTCGCACAAATCCGCTCCGAACTCCTGCCCGGCCTCTTCGACGTCCGCGGCTCCTACGACATGATCCCTCGCCAGTGGGACAAGGTGTTCAAGACGCACCAGTCCAACATGGCGGTGGAACGCTCGACCCAGATGGCGTTCCTCTCTTTGCCGCAGTTGAAGGACGAAGGCGCGGCAACGGCCTTCGACAATGCGGCCGGGGAGCGCTTCACCTGGAACTTCGTGCATATCGAAGTGGCCTTGGGCTACGCGATCACCCGCAAGGCGATCGACGACAACCTCTACAAGGCCCAGTTCAACCCGACGAACTTGAAACTGCAGGAAGCCTTCGCGCAGTTCAAGGAAATCCAGGGCGCGAACATCTTCAACACTGGCACGACGTTCAACTCGGCCCAGGGCGGCGACAATCAGGCGTTCTTCGCGACGGGCCATCCGTACGATGGCGGCACGTGGGCGAACACCTCGACCGTGCCGAAGTTGCTGAACGAGTCGACGCTGCTCACAAACATGACGAACGTGCGGACACAGTTCGTCAACGAGCGCGGCCTGCGCATCCTGTCTCGTGCGCGCCGGCTGATTGTGCCGCCGAACCTTGAAGGCGTGGCGATCCGGCTCACCAAGACGGAGTTGCGGCCGGGCACGGCGGACAACGACGTCAACGCGATCCTGACGCTGTCGGGTGGCCTGCCCGAAGGCTTCATCGTGATGGACTTCCTGACGTCGAACTTCGCGTGGTTCTTGACCACGAACATCGACGGCCTGATCCACATGATGCGCATTCCGTACGAGTCGGACATGTGGGTTGACAACATCACGGACAACCTCCTGGTGAAGGCCTACGAGCGCTATTCGTTCGGCATCAACGACCCGCGCGCCGCGTGGGGCGAATTCCCGACTTCTTGATGGGAGGGCCGCCCCATGGCTGACTCGAACTTCCGAGGCCCGATCAACTCGATCGGGGCGCTCGAAGATACGAACGCAACGACCGGCACCACGTCGCTGATGCAAATTTCGCCGCTCGATGGACCGAGCGGCTTCTATCAGAACGTCGCGTGGCTTGATCCGCGCGCCGTACCGTTCGCCAAGGATGGCTTCCGGCCCGGCCAGGTGCCGGCATTCGTGGAGCTTTCCGATTGCTACACGGTCGATAACATCCCGCAGACGGCGTCCACCACGACGCTGGCTGCGGCTCAGACGCTGACGGCAGGCACGCCGATCACGCTGGTGTCGGCCCAGGTCGTGCTGGCGACGGCCAACAATCCGTTCCTGGCCATCGGAGTGCCGGTTGTCCCGCAAGGAACGACCGTCGCCACCACGGCGATCGCGGTGGATTTCGGGTTCACGTCGGGAACGTTCACGGCGAATTCCTCGACCGTCAACGTTGCCGACAATACGCAGCTTCAGGTCGGGCAGTGGATCATCGGGGGCGGCGTCGGCAACTCCGGCGGCAGTGTCTCGCTGATCACGCAGGTGCTGACGATTTCGACGGCGAACATTACCGGCATCACGATCGGCCCGAACCTGCCGGGTACGACGCTTCATGCTCCGATCGGCGCCGGCAACTTGTTCGGAGGCGCTTTCCTGCCGCCGACGGCGAGCTTCGGTCCGACGGCATCAAGCGCCAATGGACACGATCCGCATCTCCAGGCGGGATTGCTGCGGGTGTTCAATCCGCGGGAAGGCATCACGCGCAATATGTCAGTGACGGCCGGCACCACGACGGCAACCACTGCAGTCACTGTGAACGGCCTCGATATCTGGGGCCAGCGGATGTCGGAGACGATCACGGTGCCCTCGGGCAATCGTTTGGCTTCGAGCTTCTACGGCGCGAAGGCGTTCAAGTACATCACGTCAGGTTCGGTTTCGACCACGGCCGGGGGGACGGCGTCGCTGGGCATCGGCGACACGTTCGGCATGCCGCTGCGCGCCGACAGGTGGGAGCAGACGCAAATCTTCTGGGCAGGCAACAACGTCGCCACGCAGACCGGCTTCATCGCAGCCTTCACGACCACTCCGATGACTGCGACTACAGCGGATGTCAGAGGAACGGTGCAGATCGGGACCGGCGCCGGTACGGCGATTCAATCGACTTCGGCGTCGAATGGCACATCACGTCTCGTGATCCTCCAGAATCCGGGCGTCTGGAACACAGTCACAGCGACGCCGAACAATCTTCCCCCGATGTTCGGATTTACTCAGGGCTAAAGGAGCCATCGTCATGAAGGGCGGTCACAAGGCCAATCATCACGGCAAGCAGAAGGCCTCCGGCGGCCGCATCGGCATGGTTGCGTCCGGCAATCCGGATGTGATCAAGGAGGCCAAGGGCAAGGAGCCTTACGCCAAGCATGGCGGCAGGATCGAGGGCGCTAAGGCGCATCATCGGCCGGATCACAAGCCACGGGGGCGCAAGCGCGGCGGCGGCGTGGGGGCGGACCGCTCGCCGCTGTCGTCGGCGCATAGCGCCAAAGGCGGCGACGCCGGTTCGTCCGATCCGCGCGATACGTATGGCGGGACTCCTTCCTGATGGCCAAACTCAAGGCGGCGCAGCGCAATGAGCTGCCGGCGAAGGACTTCGCGGGGCCTGGAAGGTCGTTTCCAGTGAACGACCTGAGTCACGCACGGAATGCGCTGGCGCGGGTGTCTCAATTCGGAACGGCCGATCTCAAGGCCAAGGTCAGGGCAAAGGTCCACGCCAAGTTTCCGGGCATCAAGCAGCACGACGCGGGCCGCCGCGGGTAGGAGATAGCCGCCGTGGGAATGCCTGCTCTTCTAAGTACTGCCGTCGGGCAAAGCGGAATCCTTATCTGGACGCCCGACTGGATGCAGAATCCGTTCGTGGTAGCCGTCGGCCTTTCAGGCAACATTGGCACGGCTTCCGTTGATTATTCGCTATTCGACATGAACTCAGTCGATGTCAACGGGCTTGCAACGTCCAACATTGCGACGACGTGGGTAAACCTCATTGCGACGGCCGCGGTCACGTCGCAGATGTCCGTGGTCAACTTCACGACGCCTTGTCAGGCAATTCGGCTCAACGTGTCGAGTACCGTGGCAACCAGCGTGGTTACGCTTGCTCTCGTTCAGGCCACCTTCGGCCGATAGGCCATGACCTCTTCTGGACTCTATACCTACACGCTCTCCAACGCCGAGGCGGTCCTGGCTGCTTTCGAGCGAGCAGGCGTCCGTGCGCCTGAAATCCGCCAGGAGCACATGCTGACGGCGCGGCGTGAACTTAACGATCTGTTTGTGGAGCTTTCCAACAGGCAGGTGAATCTATTCAAAGTCGAATCGCTGTCAGTCTCTCTCGTGCAAGGAACCGCGACCTACAGTATTCCATCTCGCGTCGTCATGATCCTCGACGCCTACCGGAGCCTGAACAACGGGACGTCGACGCAGACCGACACCTATCTGACGCCCGTGTCGCGCACGATCTACGCCTCGATTGCGCAGAAGTTCACGCAGGGGCCGCCCACGCAATTCTGGTTCGATCGCTTGATCAATCCCACGATCACGATGTGGCCCGTTCCTGATTCAGGTGGACCCTACACGTTCAACTACTACGCCGTCTCGCAGATGCAGGATGCGAACCTGCCGGGCGGCGAGACGCCAGATGTTCCGTATCGTTGGCTTGGCGTGCTATTGACGGGCTTGGCGCTGCGGCTCGCGCGCGTCTATGCGCCGGACAAGGAAGCGGCGCGCAAGGCGGATTACATGGAAGCCTGGGGCTTTGCGGCGGCTCAGGACACTGAGAATGTTCCGACCACCTTCACGCCTCAACTGAGCGGATACTATCGGCAATGAGATCGCATCCGCGAGGCGCAGAAACCGATCCGTCAGCAGGCGGAGCGGCTTGAAAATGTTGATACCCTGATGTAGAAGGTGTCATGTTTATTATCTACATGGCGAAAAACTTAATCAATGGTCACGCATACATTGGCGTGACCTGTAAGGGTCTTAAACGCAGAAAAAGCACGCATTTAAGATATGCCAAAATTGGCGGGCGGCAGTGTCCGCGGTTGTATGATGCGATTAGAAAGTATGGAGCATCAAATTTTGAATGGATCGTATTAGCTTCTTTAAAAGTGCAACGCCATGCTTATGAATTGGAATTTGAATTAGTTGATAAATTAAATCCGGAATACAACGCTTGTCCCGGAGGACAGGTTGGGTCATCAGAGCCGTGGAATCGATTTCCTGTCGTCTGCCTCGAAGACGGTAAGATGTTTGAAAGCGCAAAGGCCGCAGCATTATATTACGGCGTCGACAATTCTGAAATTTGTAAGGCCTGCAATGGATATCGCAACAGAACATTTGTGGCTGGCCGCCATTTTCAATGGTTCGATTTCGAGATGTCGCTTAATGAACGCATGGCCGCAATCAAGAAATTAAACGCTGAGGTGGTTGAGAAGAGAAGAAGAGTTCCGTCAATAAAGAGGCGTAATAATTTGATTGATGGTGGCAAGGATAAAATTGGTAGATCGGCGGCAGGGCCGGCCAGTCGATCAAAGCCGGTCATCTGTCTGGATGACGGGAGGGTCTTCAGTAGCGTATCGGCCGCCGGTGCTCATTACGGAGTGAACACCAGTGCGTTGAGCGAATTATGCCGCGGTAAGCGTTATCGAATGACGGTCGGCGGCCGTCATTTCGCCTTTGTGTTCGATGTCGGTCAAAGATGGGTTGCTTAAATGCGTCCACACCCTAGAGGGGCTGAAACAGATCCGTCCTCGCCGCGAGGTTGGTCGACCTGTGAAAGGTGCGGCTTTGTCCTGAACCTCTTCAAGCTACGCTGGCAAGTGGAATGGCGCGGGATTTCGCTCTTCAACACGCGCCACTTGGTTTGCGAGACTTGCTACGACACGCCCCAACGCCAACTCGGCACCATCTTCATTCCGCCCGATCCGCCTCCGCTGCTCAACGCCCGTGTCGAGCCGTACGGCATGGATGAAGCCCCAGTTTCCACCCGCTACACCATGAACGGTTCCATCCGCATCACCATCCCGCAAGGTGTGCTGTTCTCCATGCGCATCGTCTCGGGAGATTTCGAGAGCAATTCTCCGTCGTGACCTCGATCCCCGCAACCGTCACCATCATCGACCTGCCGGCCGGCACGACGCCGACGGGCGTGGAATTGATCGAGGGCGTGCAGACCTCGGGCGGCGTCGCCAACTCGGTCAAGTTCACGCTCACCCAGGTTGTGGGTTCGTTGGGCGGCCTTCCGGCGGGCGGCGGGACCGGGCAGCTTCTGGGAAGCCTCGGGACGGGCTTCTCCGCGTCATGGATTACGCTATCATCCGTTGTGACCGCCAGTACCGGGATCTCCGTTGCCGGTTCTACGACGCTTGTCCTGGCGCTGGCGACGGCGGGCGGACCGTCCGTGCTGGGGGTGGCGGGAGTGGCGACCGCCAATCCGCTGCCGATCGTTGGCGCCGCGGCGCAGGTGCTGCGCGTCAACGACGGTGGGACGGGAGTAGCATTCGGGGCGGTCAATCTTGGATCTGCGGCGGCCGTGACGGGCGTGTTGCCGGGGGCGAACTACAGTGCAGTGAATCTGGCGGCCGGCAATGTCGCGGGGGGCGTTCAGGGGGTGCTTCCTGGAGCCAACTATAGCGCCGTCAATCTGGCTGCCTCCGGCGCCGGAGGCGTCCAAGGCGTCCTGCCGGTGTCCAATGGAGGACAGGGCACCTCAACGCTGACGGCTCATGGCGTGCTGATCGGTGCTGGAACCACGAAGGTCAGCATTACCGGCGTGCAATCAGCAGGCCAGTTGCTGGTCGGGCAGAATGCTACGACCGATCCGGCGTGGCAGACCGTGTCGGGCGACATCGGTCTGACGGCCGGCGGCGTCGCGACGGTTTCGGCCTTTGCGATCACATCGAGCAAGATCGCGACGGCTGCTGTTGGGTCGACGCAGATTGCAACGGGAGCGGTTGGCACTACGCAACTGCTGACGGCGGCCGGACTTTCCGTGCTGGCGGTCAACTCCAGTGGGGCAACGAACTTCTCTGTCATTAGCGGCACGGCGGCGCAAGTGTTGCGCGTCAATGATGCGGGGACAGGCCTCGTCTTCGGGGCGGTCAATCTCGCATCGAGCGCGGCTGTGACGGGCACGCTTGGCGTGGCCAATGGGGGCGTCGGCATCGCAAGTTACGCTGTTGGAGACATTCTTTTTGCATCGACGGCTACAAGTCTTTCGCGCCTCGCGGGTGGTACGTCTGGTTGGCCATTGGTGGCGCGAGGAAACGCAACTTCGCCCGTATATACGACGGTAGTTCCCACCTTGAGCGGCCAGACTGTTTTTAATAATACGACGCTTGGAACCGGCCTTATCGTCAATGATACCGCGACTTATTTCTTTGGTGAACCAAGCAAACTTAATGTCCATATCACCACAGGAGCGACGGCTGGCGGCTTCATCCGTTGGTCGGGGCCAACGAGTGAGGGTCCAGATTACGATTTGGCCAAGTCGCGCGGTACGACAATCAATGATTTTGCCATAGTTTCAACTGGTGATCAATTGGGTGCGTTTCGCTTCTTTGGCGCTAATGGAGCAACGGCCTTCTTAGGTGCGGCCGCGCTGGTAGCGGAAGTCGATACAGGCACTGTATCATCAACGAGTATGCCGGGCCGTCTGTCATTTCAGACGACTCCATCTGGAGCGAGTTCGCCCGTTGTGGCGCTGCGGATCGATGCGACGCAACAAGTTCAACTGATGACAGCTTCATTTACGGCCAATGCTGCCGGCACCGTTACAATAAGTAACGTACGCCCCGCCGGCGCGGCGACTGCAACCATTGCCAAATGGTTCCAGTTCAAAGATCAGAACGGCTTAGATTCCTATATTCCGATCTGGCAATAGATCAGATGTCCCTGACCTACACCTCTTATCTCGCCTCCATCGCCAACCTGATGCCGGTCCCGACCACGGATCCGGATTTTCAGACGATGGTCCCAAACATGATCGACGACGCGGAGCAAAGGCTCTACCGCACGCTCGATCTTCTCGACACCAGCGTGCGGGATTCGTCTGCCGCCCTGACCTCGGGGAACCGCAACTTCAATCTGCCCTCGACGCTCGGCACCTTCATCGTCACGGATGAAGTCCATGCCATCACGCCGGCAGGTACGTCAAATCCGGACGCAGGGACGCGTCACCAGCTCGTGCCGTCCTCGGAAGAAATGCTCAATGCGATGTGGCCTTCGGTCACGGGATCGAGCGTGCCGCAGTATTTTGCGATGGTGAATCAGAACCTCATCATCGTCGGACCGTGGCCGGATCAGGCCTATCAGATGGAAATCGTGGGGACGATCAGGCCGGCGCCGCTGTCGGTATCGAATACGACGACGCTGCTGTCAGTCTTCTTCCCCGATCTGATGGTGGCGGCCTCGATGGTGTTCGCTGCAGCCTACATGAAGAACTTCGGGGCGGCGGTGGATGATCCGAAAGCCGGTGTTACCTGGGAAGGTCATTTCCAAGAGCTTCTGAAATCAGCCGCCGTCGAAGAGCAGCGCAAGAAATTCTCGACGGAAGGATGGTCCGACAAGGGGCCGTCGATGGCGGGGACGCCGAGGGTGTGAGCGATGTCTATCACGGAAGAGTCCTGGAAGAAATTCATGGGGAATTTTGCCCGGATGATACGAGAACCTGAAGAGTGTTTTCGACAAGCTCGCGAGCGCATCGAACGGCGACGTCGTCAGGCGGCAGAAGACCTTCAAGGCTCGTCAGTGCCTGCTGAGCGATCCATTCGGTCTCAGGCTGACTGAGGACGCCTTTGGCGCGCAGTGTTCCGATGACGGCTTGGACAAGCGCCAGCGCGGCAATGCCTGCCCCGATATCCCGTTCGTTAGCCACGATTATTTCTCCTCCCGGTAATCGTCGATGATGCGCCGGATCAAATCCGACACGGAAATTCCCAGCCGCTTGGCCTCCTTCTTCAAGAAGGCCAGTTGCGGAATGGTCAAAGTGACCGACTGACGTGATGTTTCCATGCACCTTATGTGCACCACAATAAAGCGGACGTCAAGGGGCGCGAACGATGCCGAACGAACCAATCAAAGGCCTCAACACTCCAAATACTGGCGATTTGCCCGGAGCTTGGGGTACGGCTGCCGTGAACCCGAACTTCTCCGCCATCGGCGGCATGCTCGGCGGCGTCATAACGATTTCGGTGTCGGCGGCGACGACGGTCGCGCTCACGGCGGGAACCGGATCGATCACGCCCGGCGCTGGGCCGTTTCAGCAATACAACAACATGCTGCGGTTTACCGGCTCACCGATTGGCACGGCCATCTATCAGTTCTCGGTGCCTGGGACTTACGTCATTGACAATCAGTTGGTAGGTACGACCTACCCCCTGATCATTGCCCCGGCATCAGGAACGGGTACGCAGGTCGGCATTCCGCCGGGGCGCAAGACGCGCATTGCCTTCGATGGGACCAGCGTCGACTTCGAGAACGCGGAGTTTCCCGGACAGGCGCTGGACCTCCATGGCGTGACGGCGCTGCCAGTGTGGATGCGGGCCTGCACGGTGACGCCGTACTTGATCAAGGATGGAAGCACGTATTCGTCATCGGTCTATCCGCAGCTTGCGGCGCAGCTCGGATCGACGTTCGGAGGGAATGGAGTCACGACGTTCGGCGTGCCTGATGAGCGCAATAGGATGCGGCTTCCAGTCGATACCAATGGGCCGGGATCGTTCTCCAATCGCGTGACCTCGGTGAGCGGCATCAACGGCTCGACGATGGGGGCGGCGGGGGGCGATCAGTTGATGCAGTCGCACAATCATATAGCGACATCGACGGTCACGGATCCTGGTCATAGTCATGGAGCGCCCGTTGGCAACAGTAATGGTTTCGGCCTTTTTGCCTCCTTCGTTGGTAACATAGGAACTGTCCAGACGAATTCGACAACGACCGGCGTTACGGTCGCCACCAACATTGGCACGACCGGCTCTGGCGGCAGTCAGAACATGCCGCCGACGATCGTCAGCTTCCTGCCGCTGATCAAGACGTAATCACGGGAAAGGTTCGTACCTATCGAATCTCTTCCGTGAAATGAAGCGCCTCCACCAAGGCTTGTCTGTCTGTCTCGG